GGTATGTTCGAGGCGGCGCACCATCTGATGAATCGCATGTTCCTCGCGAATTATTTGCCTTTGAAGGCGGCAAAAATGTTCTTGATCGTTTGAAAAGAGGCGGGGCTACTAAACATGCAGACAAAAAAGCCGACGCAGCGCAAATCAAAGAAGCGTTGCACAAGCACGAAAAGCAAAAACACCCGGGCAGCAAGCTCACAAAACTCGCAAAAGGCGGCTCCACGAGCCTCGACGGCTCGTACCAAGGAACCCGCCCCAAAGGCGGTCGGATTGCGCGCAAAAGTGGTGGCCGCGCTGGCAAAGGCAAAGTCAACGTCAATATCATTATTGACAAGGGCGGTAGCCAAGGTGCGGGACTTGTTCCGCCGATGGGTGGCCTTCCTCCGCCAATGATGCCGCCTGTGGGTGGTCCGCCGGGCTTACCGCCGGGCATGATGCCGCCCGGTGGGCCGCCGGGTTTGCCGCCCGGCATGCCTCCAATGCCTCGCAAGAGCGGCGGTCGCGCCATGCGCAAAGAAGGCGGACGCCTGCAAGGTGTCGACAAGCCGGGCAAGGTGGGGCGCCGGTCCTATCGCTCGACAGACGATATGGATGCAGGCTCTTTAAGCGGTCTTGGCCGACTGGAGAAAGCCAAAATCTACGGAAAACAGAAATGATGTAGACACGACGGGCGGTTGGCAGATACGCTAACCGCCCGTTTTTTATCTGGAATGGTTATGTTTACGTACAATGATTTATTTGAAAGTGAATTGAAGAAATTGATACAGGAAGAAATTGACAGAGTCACTGAAAACCTTCAGAGCGGCTTATCAATCACTGATCATGTCGAATACAAGCGTCAAGTTGGGAAGATTTCTGGCTTGAGGTTTGCTATGGAACTCTGCGAAGAAGCGCAGAAAAATATTATTCAGCGATAATGGAGAGAATATGTCTTACGCAATGCAACATGATGTCGATCCCAAAGATGATTTGCTAAAAAAACTTGGCAACGTCAAAGACATTGAGATTTTTCACAACCAATTACTCTGCGCCGTGTACATTCGGCCAGAAAAAACAAAGTCTGGCATCGTTTTGCCGGGCCAGCATCGAGATGAAGACCGCTTTCAGGGCAAGGTTGGCCTAGTTATCAAGAAGGGGCCTGATGCTTTTGTTGATGCAAACGACCATTGGTTCAAAGATTTAAGCGTTAACGTGCATGATTGGGTTGTTTTTAGACCTTCGGACGGCTGGAGCGTTACAGTCAACAACGTTTTGTGCAGAATTTTAGACGATGTTAACGTTCGCGGGCGTGTTCAACACCCTGATCAAGTCTGGTAAGGAGAATCGCAATGGCAAATGAATCCGATCAAATCGAAATTGAGCTTGATGATGCTGATAAAAAAGCCAAAACAACTGAAAAAGATGACATCAAGGTAGAAAAAGCAGAAGAAGCGCCTGAAAAAGACGAGATTGCTGCTGCTGATGGCGTTGAAGAGCTAAAAAAACGTCTCGAAGAAGAGCGCCAACTGCGTGTAGAGGCTGAAAAGCGTGCTCGAGAGTATGCAGAGCGCGAAACTTCGGCTCGAAACGAAGTGCAAGACAGCAATTTGACGTTAGTAACTAACGCCATTGAGACTGTTAAGCAAAATAATTCGATTTTGAAGGCTAATTACAAAGAAGCCATGTCAATTGGCGACTTTGACAAGGCCGCAGAGATCCAAGAGGCGCTTTCGTCTAATTCTGCGAAGCTTTTGCAGCTTGAACAGGGCAAACAAGCTCTCGAGAACATGCCAAAGCATCAATCGCAGATGCCATCTGACCCTGTAGAGGCTTTAGCGTCCCAACTTTCGCCGAGATCGGCTGATTGGATTCGCCGAAACCCTCAATGCGCGACAGATCAGCGCCTTTTCCAGAAAATGCTGGCTGCTCACAACCTCGCTATGGCTGATGGGATCGTTCCTGATAGCGACGAATACTTTGAGTTCGTTGAATCAACTATCAACATCAAACAGGCTGCTCCGCGCAAGGTTGAACAGGTCGCCGATGAGGACCCTACGGCGGCTGCGGCAAAACCTACTCAGCGGCGCACGTCGCCGCCCGCAGCGCCTGTCACCAGAGGAGGAGAGCGATCAAATGTCGTCCGTTTGACCGCCCAAGAAAGAGAAATGGCCCAGATGATGGGTATGACTGATAAAGAATATGCCACTCACAAACTTGCTCTTCAAAAAGAAGGCAAATTGAATTAATAGGAGTTTTGATTATGAATGATCAAATCAAAAGGGTTCGCCCAAAGATGAGCAAGCTTCGTGAAGCCTCTCAAAAGATAAAGGAAGAAGCTGCAGCAGCGGCGGAAGCGGAACAAGAGCAAGCTGTTTTAGAGGCAGAAGATGCTGGTCTAAGCCGAGCGGAAATGAGGCCCGTCATGAGAGAAGAAGATCCACGCACTCGAGCGGCTCGCCGTGCGGAAGAGATCCGCAATCATTTGGGCGGCATGGATGATGGCACCGATGAATTCTTCATTGACCCTCGGGATATCCCGCCCGGTTGGTCTTACGAGTGGAAGCGCAAAACTGTGCTCGGTCAAGAAGATCCGGCCTACATGGTCAGCCTAGCCCGCAAAGGCTGGGAGCCGGTACCGGCCTCACGCCATCCGCATATGATGCCGGAGGGGTGGGTCTCAACCGCTACCATCGAGCGCAAGGGATTAATCTTGATGGAGCGCCCTCTTGAGCTTACTGAAGAGCAGCGGGAGATTGATCGAAGGGCCGCGATTAATCAGGTCCGGCAAAAAGAGCAGCAGCTTGCCGCCGCTCCGGCAGGCACCTTTGAGCGGAATAACAAAGACTCTTCCTTGGTCAAAGTCAAAAAGTCCTACGAAGCCATTCCCATCCCAAAAGACTGATTTTAGACAGGCGCCGAAAGGCGCCTTTTTTTTACTTGGTTGACATTTCCAAAAGGTTGGCGGTATTGTTCCGCCCAATGCCTCCCCCGGCGTGGAGGTTTTTGTAAAAACCCGGCCTAGTCGCCCCGGCGTGCGATGATGGCTTCTCGAAAGGAGAACCCGTCATGGCGAATGTTTTTGCGCCTTTCGGATTTCGGCAGTACTCAGGTACCGGCTCTGCTCCGACTTATGAGCAGGTCGCGACCTTCTGCGAATACAATACCGCTGCCATGTACTTCGGTGATCCGGTTTATCGCGACGCGACGAGCGGCGGCGTTAAGCCCGATACTCCGGGGACCGGCATTCTTGCTGGCGTTTTTGTCGGCTGCAAATACCTCTCGGTTTCTCAGAAGCGCACCGTATGGAGCAACTTCTGGGGCGCCGCCGATGTTGCCTCGGGCAACCTCGTCGAGGTGTATGTGGTTAACGACCCGAACGCTAAGTTCCTTGCTCAAGTGGGCGGTTCGACCACTATCGGCGCTACGGCTGCCGAAATTGGCTCGAACGTGCAGTTTGCTTACGGTACTCCTAATGCCACGACTGGCATTTCGGGCGCTTTCGTAAACATCGCTGTTACGCCAACCACTACGGCCACCTTGCCGTTCAAGCTGGTGAGCCTTGTCACCAACCCGCCGGGCTCGCCCGGGACGCAGGCTGGCGTGTACAACTATGTGGTTGTCGCGTTCAACAACGTCGAAACCAAGACCCTCACGGGCGTTTAATAGGAGTAAGGGAAAATGGCAGTCAATCTTAGTGCTATTAAGGACCTTCTCCTCCCCGGCCTCCGTGGGATAGAAGGCAAGTACGAGATGATCCCATCTCAGTACGACAAAATCTTCACCAAGCATGATTCAAAGTTGGCCCTCGAGCGCACCGCTGAAATGCGGTACCTCGGCCTCGCTCAGCTAAAGACTGAGGGCGGTCAGACCTCCTTTGATAACAGTGCTGGTGAGCGTTTTGTCTACAACCAAGAGCACAATGAAATTGCTCTCGGTTATGCGATCACTCGCAAAGCAATCGACGACAACCTGTACAAAACACAGTTCCACCCGTCGAACCTCGGTCTGATCGAGTCCTTCCAGCAGACCAAGGAAATCTACGGCGCGAACATTCTTAACACCTCGTCGACCTACAACTCGGCAATTGGTGGTGACGGCGTTTCGCTGGTCAACACCTCGCACCCGATTGATGGCGGCACGGTGGCCAACCGTCCTTTGGTGGACGCTGACCTCAACGAAAGCTCGCTGCTGAACGCGATGATCGCGATCCGCACGAATTTCCGCGATCAGGCTGGTTTGAAGGTGTTTGCTCGCGGTCGCAAGTTGGTTGTGCCGCCTGCTCTGGAGCCTACCGCCATTCGTTTAACGAAGACGGAACTCCGACCGGGCACGGCAAACAACGACGTGAACGCAATCCTGACGACTGCAGGCGGCTTGCCTGAGGGCTACATGGTCAACGATTTCTTGACCTCGGCTCGGGCTTGGTTC